CCATGCCACACACTTTACATGCAACATTTTTTTTTTTTTTTTTTTTTTTTTTTTATTAAAACAATTTTTTTCAAAATTTTTTTTTTTTTTTTATTTTTTTTTTTTTTTTTTTATATTTTTTTTTTTTTTTTTTTTTTTTTTTTTTTTTTTTTTTTTTTTCATCTTCTTTCTCTGTTACTGGTTTTTTTTTTCTTCCACGTTTTTTCTTTTCTTTTACTTCTTCTTTTACATCTGTCAATACTACTTCTTTTCTAGGTCTTCCTTTTTTTCTTTTAATAGGAATTGTTTCTACTACACTTGAAGTTATATCTACAATTCCACTTTGTTCTAACATATTCATTAATTAATAATTAATAATTATTTATTTTATAATTTATTTTTTTCTTATTTAATATTAAGTTATATTTAATGAATTTCACAATTTCTGAATATGAAGAATCTTGTCCTAGTTTATTAGATACATTAGGATTTTTACAATTTCCAAATGAAAAACTTATTAATTTTACAGATTCAGACGATACAAATTCTATACTTTCCAATATTAAATCTAATTTATCAGATGAAGATACAAAATCTAACTTATCAGAAAACGATTCAAAAGATACACAATCTCAAAACAGTTTATTAAGTTCTATGACAAGTTTGTTTGGAGGATCTCCAACAAAAAAATTATCTAATTACTCGATTAAATCAAGTCCAAAAGCAAAAAGTCCAAAAGCAAAAAGTCCAAAAGCAAAAAGCCCAAAAGCAAAAAGCCCAAAAGCAAAAAGCCCAAAAGCAAAAAGTCCAAAAGCAAAAAGTCCAAAAGCAAAAAGTCCAAAAACAAAAAGTCCAAAAACAAAAAGTCCAAAAGCAAAAAGTCCAAAAACAAAAAATAAAAAATCTAAAAATAAAAAGTCTAAAAGCAAAAAGTCCAAAAATAAAAAGTCCAAAAGCAAAAAGTAAATTAGTTAAGATTAACACGTTTTTTAAATAAATTTCCAGAACTTATATGGATTTTTGGCATATCATCAATAAATTCATATACTATTTCTCCATATTCATTACTATAATATGCTTTTCTAATTCCTTTTTTTCTCATTTTTTCAATACATGAATTACATGGTCTACTGTTTTGTAACTTATTAGATTGTCCTAATCTAATAATTACAATATCCATTCCTTTCATATTTTTAGAATTAGAATTTAGAATTGCATCTATTTCTGCATGAATAGTAGTTTTAGTTTTAATATTATCAATAACAATATGTTTAAGACATTTATTTACACCTATTGCGCAAATTTTGTTACCCTTCAATAAACATGCACTATGTTTAAATTGTAAATCAGAATTTCGAGCCTTTTTTTTTAAAATATCTATAGATTCTATCAATTTATTCGAGTCACATTTTTTAGGATTTGGTTTTAATTCATCAACCATTTGCGATTTTTATTAATTATTAAGTTAATTATTAACACTAACTTAAGAATTATTTCAGTTTTTTATAGATTTCAACTCCAAATTAAAACCAACTTTTTCATCATTCAACCACATATTTCTAATTTCTAATATGACACTATCATAAGTTGAATTTTTAGGTGGTAACCAAAATTTACTCTCTTCATTACCATAACAATTATTTAATTCAACCTTTATAAAATATTTATTTCTAACATGAGGTAAATAACATCTAATACTAAAAGTATTTTCTTGTTCAGATTCTATGTGATAAAATTTTGTAGTTTCTACAATATAATTTGATTTTTTTACATGTTTATATATACTTTCACTTGCATTTCTTAATAGATTTAACAAATTTATATTATCAACTTTATTAAATTGTAATACTAAGAATTTAGGATTAACTACTATAATTTTTGGATTATATAAACAAAATCCTATATTTGGACTTAAATAATAATTATAATTATTTGTTTGTGGTTGTCGCTTTGTCATAACTTTTAATTCTTGATTATTAATTAGTTGATTCAAAATATCATTTGTTAATATAATTGTCATAAAGTGTAACTTGTAATTAAAATATAATTACTTTTAATTTTAAATTCATTCTATTATAAATTCTCTAACATCTTTTCTACATACAGGACAATTTACTTTTTCTTCACATAACCATTTTTTTATACACTCTTTATGAAACATATGATTACAATCTAATTTAATTACTTGATTGTCTTTTTTAAAATTTTCAATACAAATATTACATTCATTATCTATTTCATCTTGTATAATATCTACATTTAATTTATTAAATTCTCGTTCACTTAACACAACTTTTACATCTTCAAATTCATTGGGTAATATTCCAAATCCCAAAGAAGGATCTAATATTAAACCCATTAACTGAGGCAAAATATTATCATTTTCATAAGAATTATTCACTCTAACTGTATCATTTAACATTTCTATTCTTCTTCTTATATTGTAAGCTTGTCTTATTACATTCTGATTTAATCTTATCCCATTTCTCACATTAGAATTATCATTGTTATCATCACCTTCATTTGAATTACTAATTTGAGAATTTCTTTGAATATTACTTTGGAAATCCGAATTTCCTTGGGTATTATTATTTCTGAAAAGATTAATATCAAGAAATGATCTTAATGGTCTACGAATAAAATCATCAATTAAAGAATCATAAAAATCTTCTAAAAATCTATCCATTATTAATTAATTTATATATTAATAACTATAAATTTATTTTTTTATTAATTAAAAATACAATTTACTAATTTTTTATTGATTATCAATTTTTTTAACATTATAATGTGAATTCAATACTTCTAATAAAGTTGGAGAAATTTCTAATTGACCATCCAATGCTTGTCTAATTGTTTCATTATCATATTGTTTTATATATTTCATCACTATTTTTTTATCATTTTCTTCTTTTTCAATCAGATCGTTTAATGTTTTAGAATATAATTGTTCATTATTTTCTTGTAGTGATCCTTCTGATTTTATTTGTTTTAAATATGACCTTTTATATTCATCATATTTTTTAGTTTTTATTGTCTTTTTCTTTTCATAAGTTTCTTTATAATTATTTGGAATTTTTATTATTTCATCTGGATTTTTCTTTTTCTTAAATGATAAATTGTAATCTCCATAATTATCTCCCCAATAACCTTTTCCAGATTCATCTCCACTTATCATTAATCCTCTAAAAGTACTTACCAAAGCACAATTTTGAGTATCTACTGTATTAAAACCAGTAAATCCATCTGTTGTTTTATGTAAAATATCATAATTTTCCTGATCTTCATCATTCAAATATTCATATAATAAATTAAATTCATCTATAGAAAATTTTCGATCTTTAAATTGGTTAAGTATTTTTACTTTAAAATTTTTATAATCATCAGCATTTTTAAAACGTTGTTTATCTTGTTTATTATTTTCATTTACAATAAATTCATCAGAAATTTTTATTGGATTTTCACTAAAATCTTTTTCTTTGTAGTCTTTTTCTTTGTAGTCTTTTTCTTTGTAGTCTTTTTTTTTTTGCCTACGTTTTAATTTATTCTCTCTTTTTGTTTTTATATAATTATAACACTCATATATAATTCTGAATCTATTTTCAAATTTACGTCTCTCTTTATCATTTTTAGCCTTATCAGGATGGTATTTTTTAGCCTTTTCTTTAAATGCTCTTTTAAGTTTTTCATCATTATCATCTTGTGTAATATCTAACATAAAATATGGATCAAACTCATATCCATCTATATCAATTGTTTCTGACATTTATTATTAATTAATATTAATAATAAATTTTTAATTAAACGATTAGTTTACAATAATTTTTTGCATACCATAAATTTACACCAGTATATTCACATAAAACATGAAATATAAACCCAGCAACAAATAATAACATCATTTCATTTTTTAAATAATTCTTATTAAATATCTTTAATAATTCTACTAGAACTACTAATCCAACTCCAACTACTATTGCTTCTATTAAAATAGTTGAATAAGTTTTAAATGATACGTTTTGCATTTTTTTATTTTATTATAACACTATAAATTAAATTACAAAATTATTTGTAAAAAATTGAATATTATATTTTTTTTAATGTAATTATAAACAAAGTTTAATTTTAAATATTAAATATGTCTAACGATAACAAACCTCATTTATCTGTCGTTATTTGTGGACATGTAGATTCAGGAAAATCAACAACTACTGGACGTTTACTTTTTGAATTAGGAGGCATTCCTGAACGTGAAATGGAAAAGCTAAAGCAAGAAGCAGCATCTCTTGGAAAGTCTTCCTTTGCTTTTGCTTTTTACATGGATCGTCAAAAAGAAGAACGTGCTCGTGGTGTAACTATTTCATGCACAACAAAAGAATTTCATACTGAAAAATGGCATTACACTATTATTGATGCTCCTGGACATAGAGATTTTATTAAAAATATGATTTCTGGAGCTGCTCAAGCTGATGTAGCTCTTCTTATGGTTCCTGCTGATGGCAACTTTACTACTTCTATTGCTAAGGGAGATCATAAAGCTGGAGAAATTCAAGGACAAACTATGGCTCATGCTCGTTTGCTTAATCTTTTGGGAGTAAAAAAGCTAATTGTTGGAGTTAACAAGATGGATAGTGATACTGCTGGTCCATATGGAAAAGAACGTTTTGATGAAGTTGCGACCGAAATGCGCAACATGTTGATCAAAGTTGGTTGGAAGAAAGATTTTGTTGAAAACTCTGTTCCTATTATTCCTATTTCTGGATGGATGGGTGATAATCTTCTACAAAAATCTTCTAATATGAACTGGTGGAATGGATGCACTATTACAGATTCTACTGGAAATAAAATTACTTGTCAAACTCTTTTAGATGCCTTAAATAACTACGTTGAAGTACCAGTTCGTAAGAGCGATGCACCAATGCGCGTTCCTATTTCTGGTAAATATTCCATTAAAGGTGTGGGAGATGTTTTGGCAGGACGTGTAGAACAAGGAGTTGTATTGCCTGGAAAAGAAGTTGCATTTTTACCAACACATACTTCTGCAAATCCTTGCATCGGGAAAATCTTTACTGTTGAAATGCATCACAAAAAATACGAAAAAGGAGAAACAGGAGATAATATTGGTATGAATATCAAAGGCCTAGACAAAAATAATATGCCAAGAGCTGGTGATGTTATGGTTTACAAAGAAGATAAAAGTCTTCAACCAGTCAAAACCTTTACTGCACAGGTACAAACTTTAGATATTCCAGGTGAAATCAAGGCGGGGTATACTCCTATTGGTTTTGTTCGATGCGGCAGATCTGCTTGCAAAATAGTAGCCATAAATTGGAAAATTGGAAAAGAAACTGGTCGTAAAAAACTAGAAAATCCTCACTCACTCAAGGCAAATGAAGCTGCAGAAGTTGTCTTTGAACCTATTCAATCATTGGTAGTTGATACATTTGCCAACTGTGAAGGCCTTTCTAGAATTGCTTTCTTGGATGGAAATAGTGCTGTCATGCTTGGAAAGGTTATTGCGGTTGAGCATAAAAATACTTAAATAATTACCATATTATTCACTAATCTTTATTATTAATTAAATAAACTTTAATTAAAAATATATTTTATTTGCTTTTATTATACTAATGTTCGCCGTTGTAAAATATTATAATTATAAAGAGTCTACTTTTAAAATACTACACGTATTTAATAATTATAATAGAGCAGAAGAAATTGCATTAAATTATGCAAAAAAAAAATATGGTAATAAGATTGTTAATGATGTTCAATGGGAAGGTCTACATCTATACGATTCGTTAGTTACATATACATCAGGTGATGGTTATGATAAAATTGTATATGCTGTCATTGAATTACCAGAACCAGAGGAAGAAACAGAAGATAAGAAAATGTCTGGTGGAAAAAGAAAGTCGCCAAAAAGAAAGTCACCAAAAAGAAAATCACCAAAAAGAAAGTCACCAAAAAGAAAGTCACCTAAGAAAATGTCTGAAGGAAAACGCAAGTCCAAGTCTCCTAAACAATCTGGAGGTTTAAAAAGACGTTCTTATTATTACCAACGAACTCGCCAACTACACGGAGAACAGGGTCCTGTTATTGCAAAATGTCCACGTGGTAAAAAAATGGCAAAAAATGGACGTTGTTTTAAAAAAAGAAAATCAATTAAACCAAAGAAAAATTAATTTAAATTTTATTATTTGTTATAAATAAAATTTATTTATTATAATTAAATATGAACTCAATATCTAAGAAACGTTCTCTTAAAAAACCAAAAAAATTTAATTCCAATAACTCTAAAAAGGCATCCAAAATTTTTTCTTATCCAAGAAAATGGAGTAAAGAATATTGTAAAAAAACATCTTGTAAAAAAATGGGATTTTCACAACGAGCTAGTTGTAGATACTATAAAAATTGTTATAAAAAATCACCAAAAAAGATTAAATCTAATCAATTGATTAAAAATGGAGATAAAAAAAATAAAAAAACAAAATTAGATAAAATTAAAAATTGCAAACAACGTAAAATTTCTCAAGTTATGGGAGAATTTAAAACAAAAAGTCTAAAACTTCGTAATAAAAAAGTTGTAACTAATCCAAAACAAGCTATTGCTATTGCACTTTCTATTGCGTCCAAAAAATGCGAAAAGAAAAAATAATTACAAATTAATAATAAAGATTAATAATAAAATATTAATAAATATTAATAATATACAAATTAATAATATTTATATATAATAAGTATTTAAATATCATATTGAATTAAATGAAATGTCAGTATATTTTTAAACGTGGCAAGTTTAAAGGTTCAAATTGTAATAATGATGTGTCAATATCATCTTTTTGTTCTATTCATAAAAAATATTTAAATTTAGATAAAAATAAACAAAAAGTAGTTATTATTTCTAATAATACTTCAGAAGAACGCCTTAAAGATAAAATTATTAATCTGAAAACTACAGATCAAAATAAAAATATTATATTAAAACATTACAATAATTTAAAAAGACTTGATTCTAATAGCACAGAATACTATAAAAACCAAGTCTTTATAGATCTTAGTTTATCGTATCCTTGGGACAAACAATTTAATATTAAAAATATTTTACAAAATTGCACTATACCTCAATTTATTAATACCTTGCAAAATAATCTTGATAAAGAAATTTATGGAATGAGTAATGTTAAAAATGAAATTATAAATATAATTTGTAAATTAATCACAAATCCAAATAGTTCTAGAAACAATATTGCATTATATGGTTCTGCAGGCGTTGGAAAAAGTAAATTTATACAAATATTATCAAAAACATTAGGAATTCCTATGAAAATTATATCTTTAGGTGGTGTAAAAGATTCGTCTTTTTTTTTAGGACATAGCTATGTTTATGTAGAAAGTGGACCAGGTAAAATAGTTCAAAATATTATAGATTCTAAAATATCAAATCCTATTATTTACTTTGACGAATTAGATAAGATCTCAGAAACAGAACACGGAAAAGATGTTGAATCTTTTTTAAGTTACTTAACTGATCCCACTCAAAATACACACTTTTCTGATCATTATTTTTATGGTATGAATTTTGACTTGTCAAAAATTTTTTACGTTTTCACTTTTAATGATATTAATAAAATAAATAAAATATTATTGGATCGTCTTAATGTAATTCATGTAGAAACTCCTTCTATCCAAGAAATAGCAATAATATTACATAATTATTGTTTAGATGAAATAAAAAATAATATCGGTATTAACTATAATATAATTCTTGATATAAAACATATCAAAACAATTATTCAATTTTATCAACCATATGTAGACATAAATTTTTCTAGTGGCATTAGAGAATACTATAGAATTTTAGAAAAAATATTATTAGAATTAAATAAAGATATTCTATTATTAATTGTTTTTCCAGAAAATGATCAAATAATAATATCTGATGATTTATTCCATAGATATTTTGAAAAAACTAAAAATAATAATATAATATCATATAATATTAATACATCTTTGTATATTTAATACATCTTTGTATATTTAATACATCTTTGTATATTTAATACATCTTTGTATATTTAATACATCTTTGTATATTTAATACATCTTTGTATATTTAATACAT